ACGAAAATAATATATATATTATTAATATATTAAACTTTGATAAAGGTGTTCCTAATTTATATGTATAAAATGAAAATTAAATGTCTATAATCTAAATAGATTTATTCTCCATAAATATTCCTATACAAAAGAAAAATAAGGCTAGTAAGGATTTTATCCCCTACTAGCCTTTTAACTATTTCTTATTCATATTCTCTTACTTCAAAAGATGTTATTTTATCATGAACTATATATTCCTTAACTGATTTATAAGGACTTATATTCTTATCAAATTTATATGTAGATGAAGCTTTTGTTTCATACCAATTAATAAACTTATCTACTTCTTCCATACTTATGTCGTAATCTTTAGTTTTCCCATCTACTAATGATATACTTAGTATTGCTTTGCCTGGTGTAGGTTGTGGCTCTGGTTCTTTCTCTGTAACAATAACTTTGCAAGTTGCTGATAAATTAGTACCATCTACTTTTGCTGTTATATCCGCTTGTCCAACTTTTACTGCACTTACATTTCCTTCTTGGTCTACTGTTGCTATTGTTTCATCACTTGAACTCCATACAACCTTCTTGTTTACTGCATCTTCAGGTAATACTGTAGCTGTTAATTTATCTGTATTTCCTTCCAACAAATCTATTGCTGTTTTATCTAATGTTATTGATTCTGTTTGAACATCATATGGTAAGAATTTTCCAGATTCATCTATATCAAATGCATCAATTGCAAAGCGTATACCATCTCCTGAATATATTTTCACATCATGAACACCTTCGTCTAAATCTAATTTTTCAAATGCTATCATTTCGTGTAAATCATCACCTTGTATATTGACAATATTTTCAATACCATCAATAACAATCCTTAAAGTAGAAGTATGTTCATTGTATCTACAAGTAATAAATCTAAATTTACTTCCAGAAAACTTAAATTTAACACTACTGTTGGATATGATATCAGATGATAATCCTTGTTGCAATATATATGCTGTGCCCTTATAGTTCTGCTTATCAGCATCCCATGCTGTCCAATCATTTCCTAAGTATCTTATTCTACTATCTCTATCATCATATCTTTTCCAACCCTTTTCAGGAAGTTTGAGTACATCACCTATTTTTGCACTATTTTCTTCTGTTCCATTTAAATTATCTTTACCTACTACATAATCCTCATTCTCTTCTGCATATGCTTTATTCATACTATATAAACCAAATGCAGTAAAAATAAATGTTAGCATAATTGCTAACACAATACTTAATTTCTTTTTCATATTTATCCCCCTTTTATAACTTATTACCAAACAATTCTATCATTTTCTTCATATTATTTCAATCTATTACATATAATTTAAATAGATTTATGAAAATTATATAATTAAATAAAAAATAAGGCTAGTAAGGATTTCACTCCCTACTAGCCTTTTTAAATTTTAAATATTAATTCAATTAAAGATGTTTCTGTTGGGGAAGGTGTATAAAAACTTTTTATACCTGTAAATACACTCCAAGCAATTGATGCTACTGCTAATACCATTGCACCTATACCAAGTATTGTTGTTATTTGTATATTTCTCATAAATTTATTATTAGCATCAACTTTTGCTTCTATATCTTTAACAGCGTTTTTAGTAGATTCATTTGTTTTTTCCAAAGCAGTCATAACTTCATTGAATCTATCTTCTATACGTTTTTCAGAAAGACGACGTTCTTCTGTAATCCTTTGCTCCATAAGCTGCATATTAGTAGATAAGCGCTTTTCTTGTTCTCTTCTATCATCTTCCAATTTAGATATATATTTATCAATATATTCTTGTTCATTCATTACAGATTCCACCTCCAATTCCGAATTCGTAACATTTGATATAGCAATAAATTGATTTTCATCAATATTTTTAGGAATATATTCCGTTCTTAACTTGCTATATACATTACTACCATCTTTTATAGTTGGCTGGCAATAACTATAGAATATATTCTTTAAATTTGTGTTTACCATTTCATGTATCATTCTTTTATACTCTATAATATTATCATATTTAATTATATTAGCATCGTATAGTTCCACTTTTTTTTCATTTTGTTCACATACATTACTAATTTTTATGAAATCTACATTACTTTTATTACCTATATATAATTCATTTATAGGATTTTCAAAAGAATAATTTTTACTCATATTATACCCATTATTATATGAACTATTCAATTCATTTGGTATAGTAAAGAAAGTAGCTGTTGCAATGACACAACACGCTATAACTCCTTTATTAAAAAACCCATTAACATCCGGTCTGTTTTTTTGAAGATCAGAGATAGTTGTAAAATTCGTTTTTTCACTTGCACAATCCATTATTCTCAACCGCCTTAGCGTATATACTACCTTCACCTATTTTTTCATTATCAAAATATATTTCACTTACATATTCTCCTTCTTCTCTTATTACAACATTTCGGAAGTCCATATTTATCATTATTCCGTTCATTTTATTTTCTTCAGTTTGATCACCTTTATTTATATTTATCGGTTGATCCCCTGTGTTAACTATCTCCTCTTGACTATTTTTTTTCTTAAAGATAATCTTAAACGAATGTGCTAAATCTTTTACTTCTCCAATATCCTCAATATGTACAAAAATACTAAATGAAAACATACCTGGAATAAACATTGGTGCGAGACACATCAACGGTCCAACTAATGTATTTTTAGGACCATTAGGTGTCATATCAGCATTAATACCTTCACAATATAAAACTGTTTTTAAATTTGCCATAATATTACCTCCATATTACTTATGTACTGAGATACATTCGACACAATATTAAAAATTCCTTTTTTATATTATATAATATAGTATTCAGTTATATATAAATAAATGATATAAAAAGTATATAAAAAACATACA